AGGTGGACAGCGAATCACATCAGTACCTCTGTGGCAGAGAAATGATCCCGACGCACAACAGCGTTTGGGCGGATGCGCTGGTGATGAACCTGGCGCAGTCCTCGTGGGAGTGGAAGTTCGCCATCTGTTCGCCGGAGATGCAGCCATTGGAGCGGCACTGGGCGCAGTTCTTTTCGCTTGCGGCCGGCCAGCCGTTCAGCAAGGGGCCGACGCAGCGGATGGACCGGGAGACCTTGCGGCAAACCAAAGAGTTCATCCACGACCGGCTGTTCATGGTGCTGCCGGAAGAGCCGACCGTGGATGCGGTGATCGAGAAATTCCTCTGGACCCATCGGCGGCATGGGGTCGGCGGGTTGCTGCTCGATCCGTGGAACGAGATGGACCACAGCCGGCCGAACGGCATGAGCGAGACCGAGTACTGCAACCGGGAGCTGCGGAAGATCAAGCGGGTCGGCTGGAACTACGGCGTCTGGATCGGGCTGATCGCCCACACGACCAAGATGTACCGGGACAAGGACGGCAAGTACCCGGTGCCCACGCTCTACGACATCAACGGGTCGGCGGCATTTTTCAACAAGGCGGATAACGGGATCGTGGTCTGGCGGGACAAGAGCAATGAACTGTTGCCCTCGGAAATCCACGTCCAGAAAGTGCGGTTCCACGAGATCGGCGGATTGACGGGGGATTCCCCGGTGAAGTTGCGGCACGACAAAGTGACGGGCCGCTACTGGGAGACGGTGGAATGGTGACTGACACGAGAGACGAGCGGATAGCGAAACTCGAAGCCCGGCTGGCCAAGGGGTTCATAGCCATCGGCGAGGCGACCGCCGAGCACATCGACGTGACGAATTGGGAGCGGGCGTGGATCGAACTGCTGCGCGAATACGAATCGCTCGAGGACGAGATCGCCGCGCACCATGCGGAGACCGCGCCGGTGCAGGGGCGGCTGCTCGATGCGCCGGTGGTGCGTGCGGAGGATGAGTTCAATGCTGATCGGATTCTTGAGGATCTGATTCCGGACCTGATCGAATTTCTGGGTCCGCGTGTGCTGAACATCGAGGATGCGTCGTGGATGTGGGGAACTGAGAACGGCAGCGACCACGACAGCGAGGTGCGGAATATGCGGACGTGGCTGGAGTTCCTACGGCGTGCGCAGGCGTTCCGAAAGGTGGTGGCAGATGCAAGCGCATGACGATCCGGAACTGCGGGCACGGGTGCGGGAGCGTCTGATGCGGCGCTATCAGCCATACGGCTCAGAGCGAACGGGGCGCTGGTTTGTACTCGATTGCGCGGCGGACGAGTTTGTCAGTGGTCCGATGAACAAGCGCGGCGCCGAGATGCTGGCGGACAAGATGGAGCGGGCGTTGGATGGGGAGAGCGACGATGCGCAATCCGTTTGAGGCCGCGTCGGAGGTAGATCGGGCGTTCACGGCGCAGCAGATCGACATCATCAGCGCGGAGATCGGGCGGACGAGCATCGTCGTGGATCGGCGGGCATTGGAGATGGTGGTTGGAGATATCGCCAGTGCTCACAACTGGGGAGACGCTGCGGCGATCCTGAAGGCTTGGCAGGCGTTCGATGCGGTGCTCGGTGAACGTCGGGGCGACCGACGAGAGGATGCAGTGTAGATGGTGTGGCAATGGCTGCCGTTCGTGTTGAGCGGCGTAACGATCCTGGCGATGTGGCTGGCAGGCAGGAAGGACAAGCGAGCCTGGGCAATCGGACTGGCGAATCAGGTGCTCTGGCTGGGGTTCATCTGGCATACCCAGTCATGGGGCTTGCTGGTGCTGACCGGGGCGCTTCCGCGCTCACACCCAGGGGCGATGCGCGATACTATAGAACGCATGTTCGCATTGTTCAAGGAGGCAACGCATGCCAGGCATTCCAGATAGTGACTACGCGGTTGAGACCTATCGCATCAATGGCACGACGCTCGATGTCCGGGTGAGCACGGACGGTTCCGCGCTCCTCTTGACGCAGGATGAAATCGCCACCCTCTATGGAGTGGATCGCAGCGGCGTCACCAAGCACATCCAAAACATATTCAAAGATGGCGAGTTGGACGAAACCACTAATGTGCAAAAAATGCACATTAGTGGTTTCGAGCGCCCGGCGAACGTGTATTCACTGGATGTAGTGCTCTCGGTTGGGTATCGGGTCAATTCAGCGAAAGCAACCAGATTCCGACAATGGTCGAGCACCGTGCTGCGGTCGTACATCGAACGCGGCTTCGCCCTCGATACTGATCGAATGACACGTGACCCCGAGATGTACCAGAATCTCGGACAGGCGATCCGACAGATTCGCACCTCGGAAGCGAATATGTTCGAGAAGGTGCGCGATGTTTTCAAGTTCGCATCCAGCGACTACGACAAGAACGCGAGAGCCACCCGTTCATTTTTCGCCATAGCGCAAGACAAATTCCACTACGCGGTCACGCAACAAACCGCAGCGCAGATCCTCACAGAGCGCGCCGATGCGTCCAAACCCAACATGGGATTGATGACAACCGAAGCAAACCACCCCATCCCAACGTTCGACCAGGCCAGAGTCGCAAAGAACTATCTCGCCGAAGACGAACTCCACGCGCTCGAAAATCTCTGCGAACAATTCTTGCTCTTCGCAGAGTCGAAGGCATTCCGTGGGCAGAAGATGACGATGGAGGAGCTGTCCTTCAAATTGAACACGCTCTTGACGGCCAACGACTATCCCGTGCTCTACGAATATCCGGACAGGTCATCACGTGACCAGGCAAATGCGCATGTCAGACGTGAGATCGACAAAATGAAAGCGCTCACCGGCACCGCGACGAAGAAGCCCAAAGCGCTCCCCCATCAGTCATGACCGCCGGGCCCAGAGCGATGATCTATGCGAGGCAATCGATGGCGCGGCTGGGTGAGACCGAGCAGACCTCGCTCAGCCTCGATGCCCAGGTGGCCCGTTGCACCGAATACGCGGCAAAGAGCGGCTGGGAGATCGTGCACATCGAGCGCGACCACGATCTCAAGGGCGCCGATCCGCAGCGCCCGGGCATCGCCACGCTGCTGGAGCTGGTCGACCGGGGTGCCCATCCTATAATGCAGGCTAACTTCATTCTGACGCATCCGTTGAAGGATTGAAGTGCACTCCGATACAGCATTTTTTCAGGGTGCGATGGGAGAATGAGAGTGCCGGTCGCGCCAACCGGCTTGCAGATATCGCCTCACGACGTCACGAGAGACGTGTTGCAATTGGGGCTGTATCCCGATAGGATGCAGCGGAAGGGCAAATAGCCATGGGTGGCTCCCACTAAGCGAGGTTGGTGCTATGGGCGCAGTGTTGGACAATCCGGCTACTACCGGGCAGTTGGCACACCGCATTCTTGAGCAACAGCGGGTGATTGCCGAACAGCATCGCGCGCTGGGGGAGCTCGTTGAGCGTATCCGACGAGGCGAGGAGTATTTCGGAGTTTCGTGGGAAGATGCTCACGAAGCCGTTCGATCCGGGATGATCGAAGACTCCTATGACGTTTGCGTCTGGCTCTTGGACATAAACATCTTCACTCGTTTGGCCAATGGCCGGTAGGGACAAGCACGCTCCCAACTCACTCGAAAATTACCTTTTCCTCATACAGAAACACATTGAAGAACGCGATCATTTCGTTCTCGACAATGGACTCTGCGAGCCTCAGCTCCTTGAAAACGGGCTCTATCGTATTGCAGGGCGCATCCTCTGCCGCGAGCACACCCTATTGCAGGTGACAAAGTTCTTTGGGTTTCTCTCGGACGGGAGAGTGGAAACAGTCGAATATGCATACCATGCGGGGGTGTCCTCCCCCGCCGATCGACCAATCTTCCGATACGATAACGCCCATGGATTCCATGAGAAACACTGCTTCGACCCACGAACAGGCGCGAAAGTCATGCCCATCCTACCGGCAGGGTGGATCGCCCTACTGGTCAGACGATTGGCAGGCATTTGGATTTCGGGCGCGAGGCTCGGAGCGCTACGAGGACGGCAACGATGGCGACTAACGTGCTCACCCCCCACATCACCGAGGCGGCGATGCAAGCGGCGATCAAAGAGGCGGCCTTGCGCAACGGCTGGCTCTATCACCATGCGGCGGATAGCCGATGGGCCGATGCCGGGTTGCCCGACGTGCTGGCCGTGCGCGGTGAGGTGCTGTTGGCGCTCGAACTGAAACGTCAGAACGGGCGAGTGCGACCGGAGCAGGCCGCATGGATCGCGGCGCTGGAGCAGGTGCGCTGGGTGATCCCGGCTATCGTGCGGCCGGAACCGAGGGAGGACGGGGAGATGAGCTATGAGCAGGCGCTCGATCTGCTGAGAGAGGGGCGGTAACCGTGGCCGCCCGAACGCTCCGCTGCCCTGAGTGTGGCCGTACCCTCGGCGCGTTGATCGACCGGCACGATCATCGAGGGCAGCGCTATATCCGGCTGGCGCTTGAGCGCAACGTCGATACCCGCTGGCGTTGGTTCCGGCTCTATGCCGAATGCGATTGCGGCGAGTTCGTGCGGGTACCCGACGGAGCGCGGGTTTTGCAGAAAAGCTGAAGTGCTATTATTCCAGCAACTGCATAGGCAATCGTTGCCGTCTGTCTGTCACTCCGTCGGGAGTGGTGGGGAGACGGCGTTTCGTTTTTGGTTCCAGATGGCAGCAACCACACTCACGACAAAGCAAGACCTCTTCGTCTCGGCTTACCTCGGCGACGCCCACGGCAACGCAACCGAAGCGGCGCGAATGGCGGGGTATAAGAACCCAGGACAGCAGGGGCACGCCCTATTGAAAAAACATGAAATCTCCGCGCGCGTCAGCAAGCACGTCAAGCAAGCAGGCGCGAGTGCCGATGAGGTCCTGAACGAACTAGCCGATGTCGCGATGGCCCCATGGACAGAATTTGTCGAAGTGCTCTCCAGTGACCGCGAGACTGGCCGTCCGATCAAGGTCAAGATGGATTTGACCAACAAGGTCAAGGCGCTCGAATTGCTCGGCAAGTACCACGCGCTATTCGTGGAGAAACAGCAAATCGACGTGAACATTCGAGAGCATCGAGTGGTGGGTGTGGCGCAAGTCGAGCTTGAGGCGATGTTCCGCCCAGCGCCTCCGCGAGAGCTGACCGGCTGATGGTCGCGGAGCTGGTCCAGCCGGAGCACGTCGATTACATGCCGCGTGGCGGGTGTCGTGCGTTCTACACCGCCACCGAACCAGAGGTACTCGCGGTGGGTCCGGCCGGTACCGGCAAGACGTTAGCCGCGTGCTGGAAGCTGCATCATACCGCGCTCCGTGTGCCCGGTATGCGCATTCTGATGGTTCGCAAGGTCCTGGAAGACCTGAAGGCCGGGGCGCTCGCCACGTACACCAACCACGTCAAGCCGGAACTGGACGGCGTGATTACGTTTGGCGGCAACCGCTTTTATCCGGGCGAGTTTCGCTATCCGAACGGGTCGGTCTTGCATGTGGTCGGGATGGATAAGCCCGGCAAGGTGATGTCGGCTGAGTACGATATGGCGTATGTCAACGAGGCCACCGAGGTCACGGAAGAGGACTGGGAATCGCTCAAGTCCCGACTGCGTAACGGTCGGCTTGCGTACCAGCAACTCATCGGTGATTGCAATCCGGCCGGTCCCCGGCATTGGCTCCGTGTTCGCTCCGACACCGGGATGACCCGCTACATTCAGACGACTCACAAAGACAACCCGGCCTATTGGGACGCCGGGATCAATGATTGGACCACCCTCGGCTATGCCTACGTACAGCAGACCCTCTCCGGCTTGACCGGCGTACGGCGCAAGCGGTTGTTCGAAGGCGTCTGGGCTGGGAGCGAAGGCGTGGTCTATCCCGAGTTCGATTTTCAACAGCACGTCACAACGATGGAGTGCGACGAATGGGCGACCGTGATGGGTGTTGACGTGGGTACGCGCAACCCGACCGCCATCTTGACCATTCGCAAGGCCACCGATGACCGGCGGCATGTGCAGCGTGAGGTCTACCGGCGAGGAATGTCGAGTGACGAAATCACCGATGCCATTGCCGAGGAAGCCGACCGCACCAAACCCGAAGCTATCTTCATGGACCCATCCGCGAACGATTACATCCTGGCATTACAGCGCAAGGGCTACCCGGCGCGAAAGGCAAACAACGACGTGATCTTCGGGATCGGCGAGGTCACATCGGCGTTTGCGGCTGGATTGACGATCGATCCATCGTGCGGGAACCTGATCGCCGAGCTTGAGACCTATCACTACCCCGATGGCAAGATCGACACCGATAAGCCGGTCAAGGAATTCGATCACAGCTGTGATGCGCTTCGCTACGGCCTCGCCAGCGAATCACCGGTGCTAGAAGGTCGCTTGGTGTACTAGATGGTGCTCGCATCCCTCCGACAATTCCTGACCATGCAACCAGCGCCTATTCCTCGCAGGGAAGAGCGTGCATTTGTAACAGGGCCAGCGATCGTAGATCCATCCCAGCAGTACTTCGGCATTGGCAACGAGACGTATCAACCGCCTGCTTATGTTTCATATCCGGCCACGAGTAATGGCGTCTATGCCTGTATCAATGTGCGCTCCAAGACCCTCGCGTCGCTGCCGCTCAAGGTCTACCGGCTGAGCGGGACGGGCGACCGGACCGAGATCACGAACGGCCCGCTCTGGCTGCTGTTGCGCAAGGTCAATCCGTACTGGACGTTTGCGCGGCTGATCGAGATGACCGAGCAGGCGATGGGTGTGTGGGGTGAGTGCTTCTGGTTTCTGACGCTCAAAGGCAAGCAGCCCGCCGAAATCTGGTGGGCGCGAGCCGATCAGGTCAAGGTGCATCCGCATCCGACCGAGTACATCAGCCACTTCACCTACGACACGGGACGCGGGCAACCGATCCGCTTCGAGCGCAACGAGACCATCTGGTTCCGCTACGCGAACGTGGCCGACGAGTACAGCGGTCTGTCCCCTCTGGCAGCGGCCCGACTTGCGGCCGATACCGCCTCGGCGGCCATGCACAGCAACCACGCCATCTTTCGCAACGGCTCGCAGATTGCCGGGATCGTGTTCCCGACCAACGGGGCCACCTTCAGCAACGAGCAGGCGAAAGACGTATCGGACGGGCTATCGCGCAAGCTCAAGGGCGTCGAGAACGCGCACAAGCTGGCCGTGCTGCGGATGCCGATCGACATCAAGAGCGTGACCCTCAGTCCGAAAGACGCCGAATTTCTGGGTGCCATGAACTGGTCGCTAGAGGACATCGCCCGCGCCTACTCCGTGCCCATCGACAAGATCGGCGGCAAACGCACCTACCAGAACGTCGAGGAGTCGGAGAAAGTGTTCTGGCATGACTGCATGCTGCCGGAAGCGCGGTTCATCGCGGCCGAGCTGACGGAACAGTTGCTACCGGCGTTCGGGGACAACCTGATCGCGGAGTTCGACACCAGCGATGTCGATGTGTTGCACGAAGCCGAGACGGAACGATGGATACGGCGCAAAGAGATGATCGCGAGCGGATACCGGACGATCAATCAACTCTTGCAAGAGGACGGCATGGACGCGCAGCCTTGGGGCGATGTCTGGTGGGCGCAATCGACGCTGGTCCCCATTGACAGCAACGAGAAGCCCGAGCCGGTCATGCCGCCGGGACTGATGCCGGGCGCTGGCAATGCGGATGCGGACGAAGAGGACGAAGAACTACCCGAAGGCGAGACGCCCAAGGCGCTCGAAGCGGGCCGCGCTCGTTCGCATAGCCGCATGATTGCCTACGGGTCCGAGGAACACCAGCGACTCTGGGATCGCTATCTCGACCTGACCAATCCCTACGAATCCCAGTGGGGACGCATGACCGCCGATCTGTTCAACGCGCAGAAGCAGAGCGTGCTCAGCCAGGTGCGCCGCATAGGCGAACGCGCTCACCACCGTGACGACAATCCCGTCGAACTCCCCGCGACCGAGCTAACGGCAGCCGAATTGGCGGCGCTCGAAGCGCTGGCGGTCAATCCGTTCGATCTGGAGCGGTGGATCAAATCGTTTCGGGTCGAGAGCCGGGAGTTGACGACCACGATCACCGAGGCCACCGGGCAATTGGCCGCGAACGAGGTCGGGCTGGCGACGGGGTTCAATGTCAAAGACCCCAACATCATCAACGGGATCGAGCGGCAGGTGCAGAAGTTCGCGGAAGAAGTCAACGATACGACGTGGAATGCGCTCAAGGACTCGATTCAGGAGGGCATTCGGGACGGGGACTCGATTGACGATATCGCGAAGCGGGTGGAGTCGGTGATGGGAGACCGGATCAAGAGCTCGTCACAGGCGATTGCACGCACCGAGGTGAATCGCGCCGTGAACTTCGGGACCCAGCAGGGCTGGAAGCAGTCCGGCGTCGTGACGAAGAAGCGCTGGCTCGCCGCACTTGATGACCGGACCCGCGCCACGCACCTCGAAGCACATGGGCAGGTAGTCGATATCGATGAGGACTTCGAGGTAGGCGGCTGCACCGGCCCGGCGCCCGGGTCGCTGGATTGCGCGCGGGAAGTGGTGAACTGCCGTTGTTCCATGACCGCGGTATTGGATGTGCCGGAACCGACCATCGTGAAGGACACGACCCCGAAGGGACCGGATAACGGGTTGGTGGAGGTGATCGCGTGACCGCTGCTATCGACCATCCCACCGTCACCGAGCAGGAACGGCGCTATCTGATGGCGCGGCGGCAGGCCATCATCATCGACCTGGGCGCAATTGAGGACTATCTCGGGTTGGAGCGGTCGATTGTGCCACGCAGAAAGCGGGAGCCGCGACCGCCAGAGGAATTGCGGGAGCGGTTCGACCGTGCAGTAGGGTATAATTCACCTAACGAAAAAGAGAGCCGGGCGGTGCGCTAACACCCCCGGCGTGGCACCGAAAGGACAAGTTTCGATGCGTAGTGATTCTACATCCCAACTCGTACAAGTGAAGAGTGGCAACCGGCGAACGCACTGGGTTGAGCACAAGCAGTGCGCCTGGTGTGGCGTGGATATGTTCCGTACCCCTGACGTGGAACCATGGCGATTTGCCCGCAATCGCACTTGTTCACCGGAATGTGCCGAGAAGTCGCGGCGAGCAAATAACCCCCGAAGGCTGCCCGATGCCAGCAAGGCATGCGCAATCTGTGGAATATTCTTCAGCCGATCCGGCCGCGATGCCAAATCCTGGACATCCGTCAAGGTATGCAGTGAAGAGTGCAAGCATGCGCTCATCGGTCTCTCGAAGCGTGTTGACCGACGTGAGATTGAACCAAAGCCATGCGCTTATTGCGGCTTCGACATGGAGTGCAGAGACGATGAAGACCCCAGCCAATTCAAGAAGCGTGAGTGCTGCTCTGCCGAATGTGCATCTGTCTATCGGGGCGCAAAGAGGCGAGCGGGCAGAGGAGAGATAGATCCACGCCCCTGCGAGGTTTGCGGGGAGATGATCCAGCCGCGCACGCGCGACTACCCCTCGACCTATGCACTGCGAAAGACCTGTAGCGGAACATGCCACCGTCGTTACCGATGGCGATCTAAGGACGAATGGCGAGCAAGCGCAGTCAAGGCATGTGTGATATGCGGGTGCGACTTCATGCCGCATGAGGATGAGCCGCGATGCTCGTTCGTCAGACGACTAGCATGTGGTGTCCAGTGCGGCCGAGAACTAGCCGGTTATTTGCGCTGGCAGAAGAACCATCCTGGGGAAACGTATTCAGGCCGCGCATCTGCTTACCCGCGAGAGTGGAGCACTGACCTCAGAGATCGGGTTATTCGTAGGGATCGCCATAAGTGCCAGATGTGCGGGGCTGCGGAAAATTTTCACATTCATCACATCGACTACGACAAACAGAACTGCGATCTGACCAACCTGATAACACTTTGCCGCAAATGCCACGGCAGGACTAGCCGGGCGAATCGAGAAGTCTGGACGGAAATTTGCCGGGGCTTTCTTAAAGTGCGCGGCATACTGTAAACTACACCTAACTGAATAGCCGCCGAGATTTCAGCGGCCCTCAATGTGTGACTAGCGAATGCCGGTCCCTTGGGGGCCGCTTTTTGTGTTTGGAGTTACACATGCCTCAGTTCTTGCGAGGCTACTGCGAACGAGCCGCCGCACAAGAGGGAGAGGCCGGGTCGCCGATCCGGTTTACCGCTTCAACCGAGAACGTGGGCCGTGACGGGCTGATCCTCGAAGCACGCGGCTGGCAGCTTGACGAGTTCAAAGCCAACCCAACCATCCTCTGGAGTCACGATTACGCAGGCCAGCGCCCTCCGATTGGCCGGGCGGTTGATGTTTGGATCGATGGCGACCGGCTCATGGCCGATATTCAGTTCGATTCCGAGTTTGATGAATTCGCCCGGTCTGTCGAAGGGAAGTACAGGCGGGGCGTCCTGTCCTCCGTGTCGGTGGGCTGGGACACCGTTGAATCGGATGGTCGTCGCTCCCTCAAACACACGCTTCTTGACATCAGTGCCGTAAACATTCCCGGCGATCCCGGCGCGCTCATGGAGCGCCAAATCCGGGCCGCCGCTGACCTCGGCCAGAAGATGGCCGAACTTCTTGAAACAGATGAAAAGCTCAGCACCCACGATGCCGAGGCGCTCTGGGTCGGAACCGCGTACCAGATGGTGCGGCTGTTCCGGCGCGACGCCGACGACGCGGAGAGTGTGCGGCTGCCCATCTACAAACGCCTGTCCCGCTCCTACGAGCGGCTCGGCAAGGTGGCCCCGGAATTCCTGGGAGCGGCGGAACTCGCCGCACTGGAACCGGACACCTGGCGGGGCTTGTTTCTCGAAGGGGAAGCGGACGCCGTCCCGGAACTCTTTGACACGAAGCAGCCGGAACCACCGGCAAATGATGATTGGTGGAGTCAACCGCAATGACCGATTCACGAGAACAATTGCTCACTGACCTGACCGCACGCGCGACGGCTGCCGAGGGCGAGCTGACCGCGCTGAAGGATGCGACCTCGCCTGAGAACATGCGGGCATTCGTTTCCGAGTACCTGAGCGGTCTCACCGACGCTGACCCGATCGTGCGCAAGATGCGCTTCGGCAGCGATTCCAACGCGGCCCTCATCGGGTCAAAGTTCGCCCGGTGGAACTACACCCCGGCAGATATCGAATTCCTGTACGACCTGATGAAGTCCCGCACGAGCCAAGGCAAGGCCGGACCGTCCGAAGAGCTCCAGAGCGTCTTCAATACGATCTCCGAGGCGTACTACCTCAGCGACAGCGAGATCCGCGCTATCGACCGATCCGCGATTGACGATCTCTTCCCACGCGTCAACAAGCGCAATCAGCAGGCGTTCAATGCCGCTATCCGCGCAATGGACACGGCAGAGAGCGGCTACGGGTCGCAGCTCGTCGGTGCGCAGTACGTGGGCGATCTGTGGGAAGCGGCTCGGCCCGAATCCCGCGTCTTCGGCCTGATCGATTCGTTCGAGATGACTGCACCGACCGCGTATCTGCCGGTGGAGGTTGACTTCCCGGAACTCCTGCTCGTCAGCGAGTCCACGGCGAACAACAGCGCCAACTACAGCACGGTCAAGACCGGATCGAACCGGGTCCAGGTCGATGCCAAGAAGTTTGTCATTCATCAGATGTGGTCCGGTGAGATGGAAGAGGACGCCATCATCGCGTTCGTGCCATTCATCCGTCGACAGTTGGCCCTCTCACTGGCGCACTACAGCGACAGCCTTGTGCTCAACGGTGACACCACGAACGCCGGTACCGGCAACATCAACCTCGATGACGCCGATCCTGCCGACACGAAGCACTACCTCGCCTTCGACGGTATCCGGCACGCCGGACTGGTCGACAACACCGCGAACAAAGCGGACATGGCTGGCGCGATCACGCTGGCGGCAATGGCTGCGGCACGCGGTCGCATGGTCGATGGAACGTACTTCCATGACTGGGGCCATCCGACCGACGCGAGCGATCTGATTTACGTGGCCGATCCTGCCACGGCAGACGCAATCGCGGCGCTCGATCCGGTGCTGAACGCCCGTATCTACAACGGCGGTAAAGACCTGCTCTCCGGTCAGGTTGCGGCCATTCTCGGCTACCCGGTCATCAGTTCGGTTGCGGTCAGCAAGACCGAAGCGGACGGCAAGGTCAGCACGACCGCCAACAACAACACCAAGGGCCAACTAGTCACGTTCAACCGGCGCGGCTACAAGGTCGGCTGGCGTCGACACGTCAAGCTCGAGACCGAGCGCATCCCGGCCACGGACCAGAACCGCATCGTCGCCAGCCTCCGGCTTGGCTTCGGTCGCTTCACTCCGACCGGCGCGGCCAGCGGCATCGAATCGAGCGATGTGATTTACAACATTACTGTCTAGCGTTCGCTTATCGGGGCGGGGGCTTCGGCTCCCGCTTCCAGAAGCCACAGGAGAACACCTATGACGCAGATTACCCTCGATACCAGTAAAGGGCAGTTGGTCGCCTATGTCTTCGGACAGGACGCGCTGGCCGCTTCACAAACCGACGTGCAACTGCCAACCGTGATGGGGGAAGCCTCACAAGCGGTCGACGGCTACGCGATGCCGTTCAAAGGCGATGTGGTCGCGGTCAGTTGGACCTCTAGCGTGGCTGGCTCGGCTGGCAACGCTACGGTGGGCGCCACCATCGGCGGCACTGAAAACGCCAATACCACGCTCCCGATCACCATCGAAACAAACAAGTCGCTCCTTGTCCCGCGTGGCAAATGCGCGGTTGCGGCGGGTGCGCGGCTCGGCTGCGAGCTCACGACCGATGGCACCTGGAACGGCACGTCTGCCGATCTGGTCGCCACGATCTACGTCCTGCACTACATGGACGGTATCTAGTCATGCGGTATCGCTTTACCTGCAACTACAAGTCGGGCGCCGGCTCATGGTCGAAAGGCGATGAGGAAGCGTTCGATGACACGACCGCGGCATGGTTGCTGCGCGATGTGGCGGGTTGCATCGTGGCGGTGGACGCGCCAGATGCCCCAGACGCGACGGAAGCCGCGTCGCGGGCGCTGGACACCCCGGCGCATGATCGGCAGCTCAAGAAAGCGCCGAGGACGCGCTAATGATCACGAATGGATATGCGGGAATCGATCAGCTCAAAGCGCAGCTCGACATCCAATTGGGTGACACCACGGATGACGACCTGCTGGAGCGTGCCATCGAGGCGGCGAGCCGTTCGATCGACGAGCTATGCGGCCGTCATTTCTACAGCGCCACCGAAACCCGCTACTACGAGGCGGATTGCTGGGACGTGATCGACGTGGACGATCTGGTATCGGTGACCACCCTGAAAACCGATGAGGATCAGGACCGCGTGTACGAGACGGTCTGGGCGGTAACGGACTTCGAGCTCGATCCGGCAGACGGTCCACCGTACACGCGCATCTACGCCACTCCAACCGGCTCGTACGCCTTCCCTGTCTGGCAACGGCGGGCGGTGCAGGTCATCGGCACGTTCGGCTGGTCGGCGGTTCCCATGCCGATTGTGCAAGCGTGCCTACTGATGGCGGCGCGGGTCTGGAAACGCAAAGACACCCCGCTCGGTATTCAGGTGGGTAAACCGGAATTCGGCAACCTGTCGATTCCCGGCAAGGACCCGGATGTTGAGAAGCTCCTGATGCCGTACCGCAAGTTCACCGTTGTGGGGGTCTGAGATGGCAACCCAGATCACCATCAAGATCGAAGGGCTGGACGCCGCGATTGCCAAGCTGACCCCGCAACGGGCGAACGGGCCGATTAGTCGGTTCCTCGACCGGGGCGCGATCTATATCCAGTCCCGTGCCAAGGAGAATGCGCCGGTCGATACCGGCCGGTTGCGGGGCTCGATTGGCATCGAATCGCCATCGGACCGGCAGCGGGTCATCGGCGCGAACACCGACTACGCGGAATATGTGGAAACCGGTACACGACCCCACTTCCCGCCACCGTCCGCGCTGGCCGGTTGGGCGGCACGGCACGGTGGCGGCGATCCCTACGCGCTGGCGCTGCATATCTCGAAATTCGGAACCCAGGCGCATCCGTACATGAAACCGGCGGCTGAGGCCGGCGAGTCGTTCATCAAATCGCTGGTGCCAACGCTGGCCGCTGAACTGGAGGCCGCGTATGCCGAATAGTCAGAACGGCACGCTGGCCCAGTGCATTCAGGCGATTCGGGACGACCTCCGGACGATTCCGGGCCTGCGGACCGTCGTGGATGAAGTCCCGGACTCGCTCAACGTGTTCCCGTCCATCGTGGTCTATCCGATCGGGATGAACTGGAAGCTGGGCAGCCACAGCGGCGAACGGGAAAAGCCGAT